GAATAAACTCCACTCAAAAAGCTGACAGCTCGTTAAGAGTTGTCAGCTTTTTATTTTTATGATTCGTCTACTTCTTGAAACTCACATTCAAAGTGATATTCAAAGAACTTCTCGATGACTGCTTTGAGTTCATCATTACTTAAATTTTGAATAATTGCGTCAAAATCAATGGCTTCCAATTCTTCCTCCGTCAGTTTTTGATAGGAAGGTAAATCAGAGTACTTTTTCAATTCATCATACACAATGAAGTCTCCATCGATAAACGATTCGATGAGTCCACGCTTTTGAAGAAGGTAAAACAACGCTTGATAACTATCTCCAGTAAAACTATAGACTGTTTTATCCGAATAAATACCACAGCAGTGCGTTTGATTAAGATTTAATTTTACTTTGGTCATCTTCTTTTCCTTCTTTCATCGAATTCCGTTTTTAAATATAAGGAGAAGAGGTGCTTTTGCTAACGTTTCATAACGTTTCACACCGCTTCATATCCTTATAATAACAGCGTTTTTGTGTCCTGTCATATCATACACTTTCTACTTTTACGGAACAAATACGGAACATCTTATTCTTTGAAAAAAATACAAAAAAATAAAACCTACCAATTAAGGTAGGCTTGTTTTATTATGGTAATGTTGTCGGCCATGCTTCGCTTGTTAAGTAAGAGATTGAACTTACACGAATATCTCCGATGTCACTATCTGTAGGTATTGGGTCATCAAATTGAAATCTTAAATGGTTTCCGTCGCTAGGGCCTGCTAAATACCATGTACCATAACGTTTTCCTTTATCATTAAATATAGTGCCGATTAATGAGAATTCTGAGCGAAATCCCATTGGTATTTTCTGAGCCATTAAAATAAAGCAATTACGCTCACGATCTGAACCCTGTGATGAATATCCTGGACCACCACGTCTAACAATACCGAACCAACCCCACTGGAGTCCTCCGAATTGGTACATGACTGTGTCGTTTTTGCGTCTTACTTTCAGAAACGAGTTACCTAATTTAGACTGAATGTTTAATGTACGCCAGCCCGTGTCCCCAGTCAGCACTTCCCAACCTTGATTGTCTGTCCCTCGTCTTTTTATCCATTTTAGAGCACCGTTCGTTACATCCGTGTCAACGTAAGTCGTCCCAACCGGAGCGGTTACTTTGCCATTAGGCATCCCAGTGCCGTGGATTTCATACTGGCTCACTTGCCCTGGATTGCCGCTAGGTGCTGCTGCAGCCATTGGAAGTGTGATACTTCCACCACCGTCAGATAGAGTCACCACATTACCATCAATACTTAATTTCTGTGGAATGCCAACACCATCCACTCCTTTTGGACCAGTTAACCCAATAGGTCCTTGAGGTCCAGCAGGTCCAGTCTGTCCGATTGGTCCTTGAATACCTTGTAAGCCTTGCTGACCGTTTTCACCTCGTGGTCCCGTTTCACCTTGCGGTCCTATCGGTCCACGTTCGCCAGTTTCACCCTTGTCACCTTTCGGTCCGGGTGTTAAGACAATGTTTTGTAATTCTTGCTTGGTTGCAAAGTTGCTAGTATCCACATCGGGCTTGCTTTCTAATCGAGCCACACGACTTTTCAATTCTGTATCATTGTATTGTTGTGGTAGCTCTGATTTTTTTGCGTACTCGGTCAACGATTGGTGTTGCGTTAAGTACCCTCTACTTTCAAGCTCTTGTTTCGTAACGAGTGAACTCGTGTCGATATTAGGCTTGCTCTCTAAAGCCGATACACGTTGTTTTAGAGGCTCGTCATTGTAGATAGTGTCTTTATCCGACTTTTGCTCTAAAGCTTCAATTTTGCTCGAAATTTGTGCAATTTCTGAGCGGTCAGCTTTATTGCCTAACTCAGAACGTAGAGCGCTATCGTCATACGTTCCACCTTGCTCTTTAATTTTTGCAAAAAGCGCGTCTAGTTCTTGTTTGGTAACAATATTCTCAACGTCTACAATGCGACCTGTTGCACGTTCAATCATCGGTGTTTTTCTTGCTTTATCAATAGCACTAACCCATACGTTAAATGCAAATGAGTAAACGTCTGTTGATTGCTCTACCTTCTCGAAGTATACATAACCAATTACAGGTTCGTCGTTAGTGATTAATGTACTATCGAACGGAATCGTAATAGTGTTTTCAGAGATTGTAGCTTCAACAGTTATATATCGTTTTGAGTATTTGAAATAAAACAAGCAAAGAACTTTTGAAGCCGTCAACTCATCAACTGTAAATTTGAATGTTGCGGTACCTTTGTCGTGGCTATAAATTTCATGTTCTAACCTTTCAACGCCACGATTGACCGATGAAATGGTTAAATGTTTATTGATTATTTTCTCCATACGTTCCTCCTTTTTCAAAATAGAAAGAGGACTCACAATGAGCCCTCTGCGGATCCGTATTCTTATTCTTCAATCTTTTTCAATTCATTGAATCCATTCACAACTGATTCAATCAATACTTTCTTAGATTCGCTATCCAAGTTGATTCCGGCTTTTTCTAATTCTTTTGTTAAATTATCGAATGCCGCTTGGAATTTGTCTTGGCTCGCATCGTGCACATCTTTAAAGATTTGTTCGACTGCGTTAACGACCGTATGAGTGATTGACTTAGCTAGTTCATAGTTTTTAGCATCAATTTTGGCTTTTAATTCGGTCGATTTAGTTTCAATGAATCCCTTCAATCCTGTAAATGCTAAACCAACTAATACTACTAATACGCTCACGATTCCATTGATGATTGTTGCTTGTAATTGTTCCATAATTATTCAACCTCTTCCTTGTTTGTTAATTTTTTTATTTTATTTTCTTGTTGTTTTCGCATCGTTTTAAGATACGGTTTAAGTGATTCAGGGAATGGCAATCCTAATGCCTCCCAATTCTCAGCTAACGAAATAGCGTAGCTGAAGATAAAAAATAAGCATGTGGTTATACCGATTTCTCGATGCCCAAACGCTCTCGCATACATCGCAGTCACAATTACTACCGCACAAACAAGCGCATGTCGTAATAATCCATTAGTACTTGTTTTGCTGTCAAATTTCTTTAATTTAAAAGCTTTGATATAACCAGACACTACATCGAAGCAAATTAACCAAAACAGAATTTGAATATATGGACTGCGCATCAATCCTTCTAAATGCATCTTTAATACATGAAATTCTACATCCAAATTTACCATCTACTACAACTCCATAATTTCTACTACCGTTTTGTATTTTTTGATTTCATCTCTCTTGTTAGAATTATCTTGTTCTAAACGTTGAATGTCTTCTGAAAGATTTTGAATTTTCTGTTCATATTGAGCCTTCTCTTCGTTCATGCGATTAATATCTGCCTGCTTAGTAGTCACTTTCGCTTCTAATGCAGTAATTCTGTTCTTGATTTGTTCTAATTCCATGTTGAATCATCTCCTTTTTTAGATTATGAAAGTAATTCGTTTACTCGGTTTTGAACCGCTTGAGCGTCGTAGCCGGCATTTGTGAGATTATCGAATCGTTCCTGACCGTTACCCCAAAGTCCTTGAAGGACTTGGTTTGCGATTTCGTCAATATCGTAGTCGCTTGTATATGAATCATCACCGCTTAGAATACTATTAACTCGTTCTTGCACCGCTTGTGCATCGTATCCTGCACTTGTTAAGTTATCGAAACGCTCTTGACCGTTGCCCCAAAGTCCTTGAAGGACTTCTTGCGCCACGTTGTCAATATCTGTGCTAGTGCTATTACCTGTACTATCACCGCTCAACATGCTATTTACTAAATCTTGGATGTGGTCTGCATCGTAGCCAGCATTAGTCAAACTGTCATAGCGTTCTTGGCCATTTCCCCAAAGGCCTTGAAGGACTTCTTGTGCAACTGTTTCACTTGATTTACCTTGGTTGCTAGTATTTACGCTAGCTTTTTTTGTAACAATCGTTTCTTGAATTGTTGGATTTTCTGATACTTGCCCTAGCATTTCTTCAACTGTGTTTCCTAATGTTGCGAAATATTTCATGCGAGATACGAAATACTCTTTCACACTTTCAGTAGAATTGCCGTGTAATTCCATACTTCTATGTGGGCATGTAGTCGGTACAAACTCATGATGTAATCTAACAGTGCTAGTATTGATTGGTAAGCCATAATAGATTAAGTCTTCCGTTGCTTGCATTAAAGTTACGTCTTCGTTTTGCAAGAACTCTTCATCGCTTACTTTAAGACTTTCGCAAACCTCGTAACCGATTGAACGGCAATTACTCCACCAATCACCCGTATGAAATCCAATATTAAACGTATCAACTACTCGTGCAATAGTATTGCGGTTACAGTAGTAGTGTGCAATTCCTAGATACTTGTCGCGATTTCGTAACCAGTTGACATACTGTTCAGGAGTCATACTTCCTGCGTCGTTGTGGATAACCACAAAGTCGATACTTGTTAAACGTCCCGCGTCCATTAAATTTTCATTGATTTTGTTTACCATTTTTATTCCTCTTTTCTTTTTAAATTTTAAAACTTACGCTATCAAAGCCTAACCATCTATTGTCAGCATTGTCTTTTATCGCAACACTGCCAGTGTTATAAATACAGATTGCGACTGGCTTAAAATCGTCGTTCATCCCAAAAGTGTAAATTGCATTTTTAGGCTTGAATTCTTCAGGCAGTTTAAATACAACTGTTTCTTTTGCTGTGTTTCCGCCTTTCGCTATTCCTCTCAATCGAACAATCCCATCATCACTCTTGAAGAACTGCACAGAACTAAATCCTGGATGATGTTGCCATCCGTTTTGCAAGCTTGCTGTTTTCCAATCTGTATCAACTCCTGTGGTTACTACTCTAATCCAATCGCTCCATCGAGATAATCCGCTTCTTCGCATATATAGCTGATCTGCATTCAATGGAACATAAAACTGAACACAATAACTTGAATCGCTGCTGTGCGTTATTACATTCACGTAGCCCAAGTTATTAGTTCCAGGTGGATTATGCTGAACACCAAGAGCGTGATAGCCTCCAGCCGTTTTTAAATTGTTTAAGTCGCCATTGTACTTCAGTGATTTACCATCTTTGGATGTCAACGCGAATTCCTGAATTGGCTTCCCATTAGACATAATGCCATCTTCAACATTTAAGCTACTGTGGAATGCAACTGGAAGATGTGATTCGAAGTGTCCTTCTAGCTCTGGGAATCCACCTACAGAGGCACGATTATCGCCCCATGCCCACAACACTCTTGATGAGCGTACTAGCAGCACTGAGTCTACTAAATCACTCAACTTGTCTTGAATCACTAATCTCACATTATATGCTTTAGAAAGATCATAAAATGCGCCACAGTCGATTTGACGATTAATCCGTTCTGTGGTTTCATTCGTGAGATTAACAGCATCAATCCATCTATTAGCTTTCTTGGCTGAATACTGAATTTTAAGTGTATATGGATTCCGATTAATTCCATCAATCACTAATGGACTGACATTAGCAGCAACCGTGGCAATGATAGTCTTATTAGTTCCGTTTCCTGTTCTGTTCGCTAAAAATGCAATGATCTTAGGCGCGTAGTAATCCCATACTTTGATAGTCTTTGACTTGCTTGCTGTTCTTCCGCGTGAATCAGTAACCTTGGCAGTTACTTCTAAATTGCCTGCCTTGTTTGCAGGAAAGTCTCCTGTCGCAGCTCTCACGACTAAATTATCAACAGTCAATTCAGTAGATATGATAGTCGACCCGTAAGAACCATTTGCACCAGTTGTTTCAACACGCATCACAGATTTACCTTTAACATAATTACCAAGCGGAATGAATTCTGCTAATTGCGCTGTTCTTTCAGTTATCGTGATATCTTCAAGCGTCGGAACGATGGAAGCTGGAACTTTAATCGGAATCCCTCGTTTAAACTCATCGTAGCCGATTTGCTCACCATCTCTATAAGTTCGTACGCAAACGTCTAGCAGTCCAGTATCACTGTTAGTGATACGTGTTGCATAATCTATTGGAACTGTGAACTGCACGCTAGAATCATGCCCAGTCCCTAAATCATTCCATCCACTGTCGTTGACTTTCCAAAGAACTTTATGTCTGAAATCGTTGACTTTCTTTTCGATTCGAATAGTAACTGGTTGCCCTAATTCTGTAGCTGTTACTGAGCTAATAGCACTAGCGCGAGGGATAGTAGAGAGATCAAGCGTTCCGCTAAACCAACCAATATCACCTAAATTTGCGACATTCGTCAATCTAGCACGAATTGAAATACTCTTACGTCCGTACTCATTATGCGGAATTGTTATGCTTCCCTTACCGAGTGAAACCATATTGCTTTCTCTTAAATCGAAGCTAACGTATTTACTAATAACTTTGTGACCGTCGATTTCTGCTTCTGCCAAGCTCTCATTGTTCAAGTCGAATGCCCAAGTGCTTCCGCGCTCGAGCCATAAATGATAGACCACTTCTGAAGTGTTGTAAGGAATACTCGTGCTTGCTTCTGTAACTTGAAAAACTAAACGGACGTATCCGTTGCTAGTTGTTTTAGAAAAATTAGCCATTCACGGCACCTCCCACGTAAGAAATAGTTGTAAACTCGTTATCGAAACGTTCGAATATATGATTGGCAATAGTAACGGAATTCCAAAATGTCGCGCTTACGATATTCATTTGTTGTCCAGAAACATACGCAACAACACGACCTGAATCGATAAATTCCATCCGCTCGTTGGTGTAACGCGTTTGCAGTTTTTCACCATTTTTACCAATGAGCAATCCGTCTTCCGATACGTTGAAATATGTTGAGATAGCATTCAACAGAACACTTGATTGCTCCATGTTAAGCTCTACTGCTTTTGTTCTTTGCCCAAGCCCCTTAATCTCTTCTGCAGTCTCTTGAATTCTCTTATAAGACTCTTCCAGGTTACTAAACTTACCCGTCAAATCTCTAAGTGTGTCTTCTGTGACTTGAGATTTGTTGATAATTTCCATAACCTCGGCAAACTGATTAGCGTGTTCTCTGTTCCTCTCTTCAAATTCCTTCTGTAGCCGTTCTAGTTCTTTGTCGTCTTTCTTTAATACAGGTTCCCATTTACCGTTTGTGTAAATCTTTGGCACATCTTTACCAGGAACGCTCGTATCAGTCCACAAATCTCCAGCACTAGGATTGGTTGGAGGAGTAGGACCAATCGATTTGTTAACAATGAAGTCTTTAATAACAATCGAATTACTCGCAGCAACTTGATTTCCTTCGATTGCTTCGCAGATAAATGTAGCTTCTCTATCAACATCGTTCACAGTAATCGATAATTCATTACTGCCATTTGTATGCTGCTCATTCCATGCTGCATCGTCTGTTCCATATTTACTTACTCGTTTCCATCGATATGTGAAACGACTGTTCATTTGAATATCCATCTTGCTTACGTTAGCAATTAGTTTAGTAGCGATATTACTATTCTGGAACACCACTCCATCGGTCGACTGAATTGTCATTACAAATGGAACACTCGTGAAATCAAAAAGACGTTCTTGCACCAACGTGCTTAAACGTCTTACCTTCTCATTAATCGTGTCTTCTTTAGACTGAATGTTAGTTATTTTAATTTCGCCGTTCTCTCTAGTAGCAAGAGATTTCTTAATACTGGATACTCTTCCTGATACAATTAAAGCAGGCTCATAATGATGATCAACAATGACCACTGTATCTCCAATATTCACTTCTCTAGGAAGAATATTGATTGGAACATCGTAAGTAACTTCTGGATGATTCCATTGTTTTAACTTAATTACAGCTTCAACCATTAAAGATTGAGGAGTCTTAGCTTCACTCTCATAACGCTTAACAATCCCTCCGCCTGCTGGTGCATACCCCGCACGCTTCCAACGTGCTACAGCATCGTAATCGATTAAATAGATTGAGTTCTTATCTGAACGAATATTTCCTTCGTTGTATTCTGCTCCTGCTAATGTGATTCCATCGGCTCCAGTAGCCACCAAAGTCGTTGCTAAATTTTCGATTGAAATTGTTCGTTTAACATTTGATGCTTCCCTTCCAACTTCTAATCTTACTTTTTTATCTTCACCAATTCGTTTATGAATATGGATTAACTTTTTATAGATTTTATCGTTTAAAAACTCAAAATCGTATGAGATTTCAGCATCGAAACGTTTAACAAGCTGTAATAATCTTTTAGTAGCTGTTTCTGTTCCTTGCCACTCTAATTTTCTTGTTGTTGTTGCAGGAATTTCATTGGTTCCAACCTCCCATCCGGAATCGAAGGTGAATTCTTCGATATAGTGAGTGATTGGATAACTTTTATCGGCCTTGTAAGGAGGAACTTGTTCTCCTAACAAGTCTAATCCTGCATCTTCTGCATAAATTGTCTTTGAATTCTTATCCTCTTCAATTCTCATAATTTCGAATGAACGTAGCTTGCTACCGTCCTTAACCATTAAGTAACAACCTACATTAATCTTTTCGATTTCAGGATTACCAGTCTTATCTACATTAAATTCATAAGTTCCAATTCCAGTATCTAAATCTTGCTCAAACCAGTCGTTGTATGCTATTAATCCCCCGCTAGATTCAAAATGAAGCTGGCAAAGCTTATTGTATTCCCTATCTGTAACAGTAATCATTGCCATGCCTCCTTGAATTTAGCATCTAAATTAATATTCGTATTTGGTTCAGCTAATACAGCAATCTCAGTTTGTCCAACAGCAATATTGAACCAAGAACTACTCATATTAACGTATTGTGTTTTCCCATTAATTGTTAATGTTCGATTTCTGAAATCAAACACTACAACATCATTTGGTTTAATGACTACATCTCCCGTTTCATGTCCGTATTGGACATATTGCCCACTTGGATGGATAAAGCTAATCATTTTGTAATTTACCCCTGATGTAAAACTAAAAAGAGGCGCTGTTGGAAGCACCCCTCTATTATCAAACGTATATACAATTTTGCCTGTATTCGTCCCTCTAGTAGCACTCTTCTCTATTTTGGATAATCCTTCGAATGAGAATGTTACTTGTAATTGGACAATGTATATATTTTCGTGTTTAGTAATCGAAGTAACGTTAAATTTGTAAGCTGTGTAAACACGATTCAATGATGTGTCCGGCTCAAACTCCACATTTTCCTTCATAATCCATCGATTAAAATTATCTAAATCTGTTTGTTTAGTCGTATGAATATGAATTTCAAACGTCTTCACTTGTTTTTTTCGTTCATAACTTTTCTTAAAAATCGAGTTATTGCTTTCGGAGAAGAAGAGGCGCTCATATTCTGCCACTACTACTTGAATCGGCAAATCCGTATTCTTAACATGATTAATACTCATTTCAAATCCAATCACAGAATCACTCCTCTCGCTCTTTCAGCATGTCTTTCTTTCATTTTCATTTTTCTAATAATCTCTTCTGCTAACTTAGTAGCCAGTTGAAGTACATCTTCATCATTTCTTACTATTAACTCATGAGGATAGATATTAACATTTACTCCACCGTTATTTTCTAAGTGTGCTGCAATCCCTTTTCCGATTCCTGAAAGTGTATGATCATTCAATGGAAGAATAGCTTCTTTTCCTGCTTCTCCACCAACCATTAAATTGTTTCCGTTTTGACCGAAAACGGTTGGTTTAGTCATGATACCACCTTTTGCATACCACTCGATGCCAATGCTAGGCAATCCTCCACTTAACCAATCTAATGGATTTGCTGAACCACTTATAGAAAAGTGAGGAAGTGGAATGTGTGGCCAGCTAATTTGAAAGTTGAAGAATCCCTTGATTGCTTCAATCGCTGAACCTACAGCACTTTTTGCTCCATCAATTGCTCCGGAGATAGCACCTTTAATGCCTTCCCAAATACTAGAAGTCGTTGATAGGATTCCATCCCATATTCCAGAGATGATAGAAGCAATTCCGCCCATTATTGAACTAATCGTAGATGAGATAGTTTCAAGAACAGTTGATACAACATTTGATAATGTATCCCATGCTCCTGACCAGTCGCCAGTCAGTACTTGTAATACTGCTTGAACGATTCCTAGAATCACATCAAGTGCGCCTTGAATCACAGTAGTAATTACAGTCCAAACTGTTTGAATATAGATTAATATTCCATCAAATATTCCTTGAATAAATGGAGCTAAGAACGATAGAACTGTTTGAATAATCGTTGAGATAAAATTCCAAACCGTCTCAACTACTTGTTGAATACGTTCGTGATTAGCTTCCCACCAAGATACTAATGTTCCAAATATGTTTTGGATGAACTCTGATACGGCTCCTACTACAGTCTCAATAACTGATTGAATTCCGTTCCATACAGATTCAACAGTTGAACCGAACCCTGGAAAGACTCCTTCAAGCCATTCTACAATTGAGCCGAAATTAGTCACTATAGCCACCGCTATTGCAATTCCTGCAGCTACAGCTACGATAATAGCAATAATTGGAAGAAGACTAGCACCTAATGCGGTTACTGCTATTCCTACAGCTACAATAACGGGTGATAGTATAGCAAGTACTGCTAATACTCCACCTAAAACAACGATGAATTGTTTCACTGGTTCAGGAAGATTCTTGAACCAATCAGCTAATTGTTTAATTGCTGGAATAGCTACATTTAGTATTGGTTCCATCGCTTCTGCGATAGCCGCTCCAACTTCTGCTAATGCTAGCTGAACTGCATTAAATTTCTGTTGTTGCTTATCAATTGGGTCTAGAGTAGCCTCAAATGTTTGAGCGACTGTCCCTCCAGCGTCTTCAGCAGTACCTGCTAAGTTCTTTAACGAGAACGTTCCACGCTTGATAGCGTCTACCATTCGAGTGGCGCCTTTAGTTCCGAACACCTTAGAAGCTTCCGTTAACGCTTCAGTTGAGCTGGATGCATTTTTGATTTTATCAATCGTTTCTTGTAATCCATCAGATAAAGTTTTACCTTCTTTAGCATATCCAACGGCAGCTTTACTCATTGAAGAAAGAGCAGCGCTTGAATCTACACCGGCTTTTTCCATTCCTCCAATTAATGTCGTTGCTTCATCAAATGACAATCCAAGTTCTTTAATTTGAGGAGCCCCAGCGACAATCTTAGAGAATAATTCATCAGTAGAAACACCAGTCGTTTGGCTAACGTATGACATCGTATCTAATACTGAAGTTAAATCTGTAACTGATAATCCGTAAGCTTCAATAGTCTTTTTAGCATTAATAGTGCTATTAGTAATATCCGTTCCATTAATCTCTGAAAATTGAATAATACTCTTAGAAGCGTCTTGTAATGCGTCACCAGTTAACTCAAATTGTGTGTTAACTTCACCAATCGCAGAGCCAACTTTCTCAAACGAATCTACAGGCAAATCAACAGATAATTGATCATAGATTTTTTTAAATCCGTCTAATGCTTCGTCTGTAGTTGCACCCGTTTTTGTGATGATAATGTCAAATCCAGCGTCTACATTCTTGAACGCTTCTTGAGTGCTCCTTCCAAACTCAATCATGGATTGTCCAGCTTGAGAAGCAACTTGAGAAGCTTGTTGAAGATTACTTTGAGTAAGTAATTTATTTGTTTTATCGCTTGCGCTCTTAGACGCGTCTCCTACTGATTCAAGTTCTTTTTTAACGTTCTGGATGCTTCCGCCATCATCAAGCTTATCGAGAGCATCTCTCAACTCGTTAATATTAGCCTTGCCATTCGATGCTTCTTTAGCCATTAACTCTAATGCGCGTTCCATGTCCTTACTTGAGGCTTTACCATTCTTAATAGAATCCGTAAGCTTATCGCCTAGAACGTGTCTATACGCTTCAACATCTTTTCCAGTAGCTGTGAAGAATCGAGATAATCTTTCTGTGGATTTCCCGAGATTCTCTTGTTCCTTATTCAGATTAGTTAATTGCGTCTTGTAATGCGTTAACGTGCTCTCAGTAGTCTCAATCTCACGTTTAAATGCTCGATAGTTTTCTTCACCGATTTTGCCAGCCTTAAACTGTTCCTCAACTTCGGCTTGAGCATTTTTTAAAGTCGTTAATTTTTCTTTTGTATTTTCAATTTGCTTAGTTAAAAGCGTTTGTTTTTGAGTGATTAATTCGATACTGGCAGGATTAAATTTCAAAGCCTTATCCACTTGCCTCATCTCGCTAGCTGTACTCTTAGCTACCGTGTTTGCTTTTTTCAAAGCTTGCTCAAGTGGTTGAATATTTCCTTGCAATTCGATTGTAATACCTTTGATGTTTCCAGCCATTTTTTCACCCCTCTCTAAATTAAAAAGGCTACTGAAACCAGTAGCCTAGAAATTATCAATATCTTCTTGTGTCGCTTTTCGCGTTTTCTTTTTATTCTTCGATTGAGAATGAAGATCAACATAATCAGTTTGGAAGTCTAATGCTCCTCCTACTGTTAAATACTTTAGTTCATCAATCGATAGTCCGCTTTCCTTACAACACAAAATGAACGATTCAACTGTGAATGTCTCTTCACTAGCGTCTTCGCTCGAATCTACTTTTTTTTAGTCACGAATGAAGCCTCGATTAAAGCAACGATGCTTGTAACGATACTTTCAAATGTTAAATCTGAATATTCGCTGTAGAATTCTAAAAAGTTTGGAATCTGTGGATTTGCAGTGAAAGCGAAAATCCAAAAGAAGCGATAAAACAATTCTGTATCAAACGCTTGAACAGAATCTTCTGATAGATTTTCCATAGAAAATTCTTTTTTGCCTTTGAAAATTCGTGCTAGTGCAAATAATTCTTGAAAGAAATCTTTGTTAAATTGCTTCTTATATGCTAGAGGAGTAAATGCATTACTCTCTAGCATAATTTGTTTTTCTCCAATTTCAATAGTTTTCTTCATTATGATCTCCTTAGCTTAATTGTTCTACTTTTTCAAAGAACTTGTTGTAAACTTCATCTGTTGTAGTTACGTTAGTCTTATAACGAACAACTTTATCTGTTGAGCGTGGACTTGCAGTGAATTCTAACTCAACCTTATTAACGTTTGCACCGTCTTTAGTAGCTGTAGAGAATTTAGGACGCTTAACTGACACTTGAGGCAAGCAGAAACGAGTTGCATGCTTATCCCCTTCCATTTGGAATAGTAGAGCAATTGGTTTGCTTTGAGCTGTGCTCTTTTCTAGAGTAAACTCGCCTTTTTTCTCTAAACCGTTAATATATTCTGAAAAAGCTTCAGTTGGGTTATATAGAGTTAATTTCCCAGTGTAACCTTCGTTTGATTCTGATACATAGTAATCAATGTTATCAGCTTTTAATTTGATTTCTGAACTTTGTGGATTTAATTCTAAATCTACAGCCCCTGTTAATTTTTCTGGTGTAGTATATGTAATTGTTGTTCCGTTTGGAGCAACTGTAACTTTACTAAAATGAACATTTTCTAAACCAAATGTAATTGTATTTTCAAGTCTTGTTGGTGTTTGTGTTTGTTCTGAACCCATTTATTAATCTCTCCTTATAATGTTATTTGATACGCAACCATATACATCCGTTCCTCTTTTAAATAGGTTTCTTGGAATGTATAGGTTAATTTATTTTTGTCGAATAATTCTTTTAATTTGTCTTCTAACGATAGATCTTTAAATTCTGAATAAACTTCTACAATCACATCTTTACTTATATGCCAAGTGAAATTATCTGCGTTAGCATGCTGCTCAGATGGATTGAAATAGATAATATAAGGCAGGTCAGGAGCTTGTCCTTCCTGAAACATATAATACTGAACAGGTAGTTGTAGAGTTTTAAGCTGTTTATATAGTTCCTGTAATGTTTTCAATTAATTTCCTAGCCTCCTTCTTATTTCAGATTCAAATTTTTTAATCACTTCGTTTTCGATTTCTTTAATGTGTGGACGAGCTCCGACATCTCGACCTCCATTTTTTCGCGCGTGCCCAAACTCAAGTAAATGTGCTATGCGATACTCTTTAGGTTGATAAATAATGCGCTCTCCGCGTTTGTTCAATTTACTATCCCAGTCATCGCCATAGTCTCCAGTTCTCCGAGGAGATGCTCCTCTTAATTTAGAAACGGTATCGTCTGCTAAATCATCAACGATATCTCCTATTTCTTGAGTGACTTCTTGATTGAAATTTGATAAAGCTTTTGCAATTTCTGATTCGAGATTAAAGCTCATACTTCTCTCCAACCAATTCTTCACATTGCAGCTCAGTGAATTCTCCATTTTCTGGCTTGAATACTCTTCGGATAACATACTTGATGCCATCACATTCTAGGAACGATTCACGCTCATACTCAAACCATCGTACCTGTACTACAAATACTGGTTTATAACCAAACTGAGCACCATAGAACAGCATTGCGTTTGTTACGCTTTTTTCAGTCGCAAGAATCTTTCGTTTAATCAATTCAACGATTGGATTCCCGATTTCATCCGTTCCATTAATTTTCTTTTTGATTAAGACAATCTCCTTATTCCACATCCACATCACTCCTTAAATTTTCTAGTAGTAGATTATGAAGTCGATACTGTAAATGCTTAGGCATAAGAATATTATTATCACGATTGTCGTATCTAAACGCTGCATAATCGATTAAGAAATCCATGTGATCATATCGATTAATATCAAGTTTAATCTTCTTTTGCTTTTTAATCTCATCTTGTACTGATAAAATTAAATGATTTAAATACTCATCTCTAAATGTTCCGCTAATTCCTAGTTTAGCTTTCAAAAGATCTAGTATCTCTTTCTGTTCCATTATTATCATCTCCTTCTATCTGTTTGATGAAAATAACTCCAGCTATATTATTAGTGGTTGATAATTCTAATAGTCGTGCTTTACTCACTTTCCCTTTTGCAGGGAATGAATTTCCAATATTATAAAACCGACCGTTCGGATATTCCTCCGAACGGTCAGTAATGTCAGTAAAAGCACGAATGACTTCGTACTTCATAAATCACTCCTATACAGCTTCAGTATATGTTACGAATACTCCAGCGTCTTCATCAGTTTTCTTAACATCGAAACGAGAGTATAATCCTAAGATTTCTCCATAAATGTCATTTGCCACCCAACGAACTGTAGTTTGTTTTCTATCGAATAATGTAACAAACGCTTTAGGATCTCCAATGAAGGCTTTCATTTCTTCAGCTTCGCCTAACAATTCATCAGGGATTGAATAGATTACTTTTCCTTTAAATTTGTAACCTGTTGGAGACGTTGGGTCAGGCTGCATCATATAGTTACCAGTTTTATCTTTTGTCTTATCCATAGACGCAAACATTGAATCCGTTACAACCATTACAACATTGTAGCAAGATTTAATTTTCTTGTTGATAATGTCTTTAAGACCATCAAATCCACTAGCAGTTTCAGCTTTAGCAGTTTTAAGAATAGAAGCAATTTCGTAATTCTTAGTATTAACATCTTGTGTGAATACATCCTCTTCAATAAAGTCCATAATGTCATAGTCAGCATCGTCAACCATCTCTTGTGAAACACCTAATTGTCCACGGAATGTATCAATTGTCCAAGATACATCCTTGAATTTAGGTTTTGCTAACTCCGGATTTTTTTCTAACTCAGAAGTTTTAGTCATTTTTCCTTTTGATTTGCTTGCGATAGGTGTTTTCCCTGAACCGGATTTTACTTTGACAGTTCTAACTAATTTGCTTAATTCAATTCCCACTTCTGGTTTCTTTTCCAATGGCATAGTTTCAATTGGCACAATTGCTCCACCATCCACAATTTTTAAACCATCTCGTTTTTGTCCTTTGCTGTGAATAAAAGCATTGAACGCTTCACGTTTTTGGATTTTTTCATTATTTTTCATATTTCTTTTTTCCTCCTTAGCAGGTTCCTTATTTTCTAATTCTTTTAATTCAGTTTCTAAATCAGAAATTTCTTTTTCTAAATCTTCTTTTTCTTGTTTTTTTGTTTCTAATTCGCTTTGAATTTCTTCAATTTGAGTTTCTACATCGTTTAGATCTTCTTCAGTTTCAACAGCTTCAATAGCTGACTCGATTTCTTCTGAACGTTTCATTAATGTTTCTAATTCAGCATTAATCGTTTCTAACGACTTGTTACGCATAGCGATTTTTTGTTTGATTAATAATCCTTTATTCTTCATCTATTTAACTTCTCCTTTAATAATTTTTTTCTAGCATTTAATGCTTCTTTTTTAAATTCTTCATATCCTTGTTTTCTAGCTGAGATTTCCGTTTGAGGGTACGCTGGGAATGTACAAGGGCTAACTTCCAGTAGTTCCATATCTTTAACAATTTTTAATACTGTTCCATCGTCTCTTTCGACAATTTCAAAGGCTAATTCAATAAATCCAAAGCTACAACCATTTACATCCTGTCTATCAATTCTTGCATGAGCGCCGATTGCGTCTGGATCTGCGTTGTTAATTTCGCATTCGCCAAACAGTCCGATGTTATCGGATTTTAATTTTAGGATTCCGTTTCCAGTTCGTCCTAAACAAATATTCGTATCGTGATTAAATAGAGCTCTAACATCCGGATTACGCTCTAGCGCTTTGTCTACTGCCTCCTTTTCAATCATTTCAAAGAATCCGTCCCAAAGTTCGGTTTCTACACCGTACTTGATAAAATATCCCTCAATGAATTTTTTTCCACTTTCATCACTACGTGTTTTAAATTGAGTAGTGAGATAGCTTTCTCGTTTATTCATCATTCTCACCACCTTTCAATTTTTTTTGTTTGTCTAAATCATCTTGATGTAGATAATTTTCTAAAACAATAATGTCTTCCATTTCAGGATCAGGAACTAATCCAATCCAATCTCGAAGTTCATTTCTTCTCATCGCAGCTAACTGAACCATCTGACTTCCTGCCGATACTAATTCAGTAATGTTGTACGAATATAACGACCTTGGATTGAACTTGAAATATCTTTTAGGACTGATTAACAAGTCTCTTGTTAACGTCTGTGCGATTATTTCTGCAATCGATAAAATTCTTGTATTAATAAACGTGTTGTATTCTTCTTTATCAAACTCTCCCACGCCTAAATAAAAAGCCGGCACTCCAAATAGGCCAGCAATTGTCTTTTTATCAATTTCAACAGATTCATTAATCGCGATGTCTTTTAGAGTCAATGGTTTAACTTGGTCAACTCTCATCATCTCCGCTGGAATAATCCACGGTTCTCCAGCATTGGTAGTTTTTAGATAACTATTCATTATGGCTTCACGGCCTTGTTGATTCGTTAATCCATCGGCATCCCCATTGACACTCACTATTACACTAGGAATGTTTTTATTTCGCATAAAACTATTCTTCGTTTTATTCGCCTGCGTAAGATTCTTAACGACGTCTCTAAGAAGTGCTTTGTATCCTGTCCCGATATGTGGTCTCTGTTCATCTGGATTAATTGTGAAGTGTACTACTTCGTCAGGATTTAATCTTACAGAACCGTATCGGATGTAATATCCTCCGTCTTCTTCATCAATGAACTCAACGCTACGCATATTCAACGGCATTAAATCGCCAATGAAATCTGTTCCGCTAATCAGCTTAACGTGAACCACTGCATTTCCATCGCCGTTTAATAACAAATCTCTTACAATCCTAGAAACCCATGTTTTTCTAGTCATGTACTTATACGGATTAATATCAATCTTCCGAGATAATTCATCTCGAACTCTTACATCTCCTTTATCTGAATTTTCCATCAAATGAATGGTCATGTTAGATACTAAATCCGCAATCTTATCAACAGCAATCACAACGTCAGGATGCTTGTTTAGAGGGATATAAGTATCATCTTGTGATATTAAATTCTGCCACTCAAATGGCGACATAAATCCCACTTGTGGCAAAACATTTTTATTTCGTTTATTCCAAAAATCGAATAATCCCATTTTTAATCTCCCTTCAATCCAAAGAAATCTTTTGCACGATTTGCTTTACTATCAATTTCTTGTAGCATTTGTACAGTGGCAAAAACAGTCGCGTCAAAAATATCAATACGCTGTGTTCCTCCGTCACCATCGGCCTTTTCATACTGAATCATGTCGTCCGTTTTCTCTATTGCTCGAACATTTCCAACACAGTATTCAAAAGCCTCACTATGCGCATAATAAAATTCTTTGTTTTTAACTTTCATTTCGATTCGTCTGAAACCTTCTGACTTCTTCCAAAAATATTGTGGTTGGTCAACCATTCTAAATTTGTTCTTTTTCATCTTGCTAACGAATTCTCTACCAAATTTTCTATCGAAGCCTACGCTTCTGATATTAAATCCAAGCTGTCTCATTTGAATGAACCATTTAACAACATCGTCATATAACACTGTTTTAGTGTTGCTCATTGTAAGCCAGCCGTCATCCTTCCATCCAAACAATGGAATTCCATCGTCTTCCGCTTTTTCTTTTGCTGACGCAATAGGAAAGAATGCGTGTGTTATGGCAATATCAATCTTCTTTCCTTCAAATTCGTATTCTCCAACAAGTGCTGCTGCAGTTAAGTCATGCATTTTTGATAAGTCAGCACCTCCAAACCATTTGATAGGCAGTTTAGCTAACTCTTCAATCGTCCAATTGAACTGCTCATCACTTGCAATGAACTCATCTACATTGAAGTAAGTATTCATCGAGTTAGTAAACACGTTCAATGTTGTGTTGAAGAATTCCATTCGCGTTTGTGGATCATTAAGCGCCATCTCAGCTTCAGCTCTTAATTCTTCAATAGTCACTGTCACACCACATGACGGATTAGCCATTCTTAATGTTTTATCTGACATGTAATCAATAGGCATTCCGTCTTTATCCTCGTTTGCCTTACAAATAAAAATAAACAATTCGTCATTCTCAATACTCTGTTCAAGAACTTTCTTGCAATATTTCAAACGATTAGCTAAGAATCCATTCGGAATATCTCCTGCTGTACTGATGATAAATAACAGCTTATTCCGATACGCGCTTAATGTTTTCTTCATCTTCCCGTACTTCTTAGAACTGCGCATTGTATGTGACTCGTCTAATATGATGAAGTTCCCATTCAATGCATCTAATCGAGATTCATCGTTTGCTAACGCTTGTACAAAAAAAGAGCCTTCCTTACCGAATTCACCAGTTATAGAATGCTCTGAATTATTATCTTTAATACTGATATGTTTATCATGCCAACGGTCTACATTAAATCGCATAAATCCAAACGCTTCTAGCGATTGTCTAATTCCTGCTGCTACGATGTAGCACTTAGACGAACTCTTACGTTCCATTAGTGATCTACATAGAGCAAGCGAAGCAGTGAAAGCTGTCTTCCCTTGTTTACGTGGAATGAACACTAGAGACTCTTTAAATCTAGTCTCTACAGTTCCTGTTTTATAAAAACCGAGAAGATTAACTACAATGAACATTTGCCATTCTTGAAGTTTCATTGGAGTGTTACGAAGACTTGCTGCACTAACGTCTTCTCCTTGATAATGAACAATTACGTTTTCGATAAAGTTAACAGCTATGTTAATTGCATCCTCGTTCAGATAGAACTTTGGATTTTCTAAATCTCTTAAAAATCGTTTTGCTTCAAGTATCTTTTCTTCACAGGAATCTATTTTTCCATCAATGACATCATTCGCATAATTGATAGCTCTCTGAACATATGGATTCATCGCTTACCACCAAGTTTGTTCATAATATCAATAATGGACGAATCAGAATCTTGAGCTATAATCTCTCCTAACGATTTTGGATTCAGCATTAATCTGTCTGAGTACGTTAGAATGTCACGTCTAAGAGTCTCCATAACATTAACAAGCGGAATTTTTCTGTAGTTTTCAGCTCCAGCTTTGTTAACATAAATCTCAGCAACCTCGTAATCTCGTTCAGCATGTTCCTGTTCGTACTTCGTGTACTGAAATAACAAGCCTGCATAGATGTCTATCAACGACTCATATTCCTTCCTGTACGTTCCAAGACTTTTCATCTGTTTTACAGTGGCTTTTTTCATTGTTAGTTTTGTAATAGGTCTTGCCAAAAGTCGTCCTCCTTCCCGATATAGCCTAGATTTTATCCCCTTTTTTCAAATTTACCGCGCGGTTGGAAAAAGTTCCTTTCCTCGGTTTCCGAAGCTCAAAAAATTTTTATCGAAGAGGTGGCGGGGATGAATAGAATTTTTCAAATTCGCGTTTTTTACGTTTTTGCCATTCTTTTCCTTTTTTCGTAATTTCGTCCGTAGTACGATTATGCATCTTGTTGTGTTGAATGTTCGATAGAGCTACAAGATTCCAAGCAACGAACTCTAACTCAGGATATTCCCTGACAGGATATATGTGATGAACCATTTCTGCCGGAACTGATTTTCCAAATCGCAAAGACTCTTGACATCTATATCCGTCACGAGCCATGACAAAATTTCTCAACCTTTTCCATCGAGATGTATTCAATGTTTTTCTAGCCATCTCATGCTCCTCTCTTAGGAATTATTCCCTTTGAACTAAACATATCTTATATTCTGTTTAGTTCGCATTTCTTATTTTTTTATTGCTGTAATAATCTTTCTTTAAGTTCTCAAAAATGAACTAACACTTTTCTCATTATGTTTAGTTGGATGTTATAAACCGAAATTAGTCATTACTTTATCCTGTTGGTCTTGGCGGATACCAATATATTTTAACGTAATCGCTGGACTTGAATGGTTAAATAGTTCCATCAATGTAGCTACATCTTTGTTCTTTTTATACTGGTGATAACCAAATGTCTTTCTCATTGTATGAGTTCCTACGTTATCAATTCCACATTCGTCTGCTGCAATCTTAATGATCAGATAAGCAGTGCATCTACTAATGTGTTGGTTCTTCCCGTTTCTACTTTGGAATAGGTAGTGATGCAATGGTTTACCTTTTACATACTCTCTAAGTTCTTTCTTTAATACTGGTGTCATCTTCCGTTTTAAAGGTTTACCTGTTTTTAGTTCTTTGGTTTTAATGTACCAACCTTGAACATCCTTAACTCTTAAATTGATGATATCGCTAATTCGTAACCCTGAATTGATACCTAAGAGAAACAGCATGTAGTTTCTCTCACTCCACTCTCTTAAGTAGTCTTTCATGGCTTGGATATCATCTTTATCTCTAATGGGTTCTACATAATTCATGCTTCTCTCCTTTCTCCATAAAGAAAGAGCGTACATATTTGTACGCTCTAACAGTTAGGTTTTGTATTTTAGGGGAATTGTCGCGAAAGGAATCGAACCTTTCTTACGTCCTACACGACACACTTGTTAATAGTCGTCCACACTATCAACTTGTATACACCTTTTTCAGGACTGGCTTCGCTTGTTGTTTCCGCAATCAAGCTGATTTATATCTCTATCCACTTTTTTCTACAATAACATTATAACTCAGTTCAACTCTTTTTAAATCACAACTTAATCTCATAATTGTCCCAAATAATCAATCAAATCATTTATACCTACAATTTCTTTTCCTTTTCTATATCTCAAAATAGAGCCATTATTATAATACTCGGCAAAATGTAATTTTGCTCTATCAAGTAATCTATAGAATTCAGTAGATGAATAACCTAAGTCCATATATATTGCAATATTACTGACATTGTTCTTGATGTATCTTTCAATAAGAACTTGCCTAAGATATGGATCGAGTATTTTATTTATAGCACTATCAACCTTATCAATAAGTTCTAGTGCTTCCTCTTGTCTAGTCATATGATCTTCAAGTGGATTTCGAATAACGCCTGTATAGCATCTTGGCTCAAATGAATACGTTGGTGTAATCTTACTAACATATTTTTCTCCAGCTATAGCCTTTAAAGTCTTATACTGCTCGAGTATTATAGTTGCGGCCTCGATTGTGGCTTTCTCATCTAGCTTCATTTAACTCCCCCTTAAAATGGCAAGTCATCCTCGCTGAATTCGATTGTTTCTTGCGTTTGATTATTTCTATCTTCTGTGGTTGCTTTGGTTTCAAGTAATGTAAAGCTTTCTGCGATTACTTCTGTGATATAGATTTTTCTTCCATCTTTTTCATAGTTGCGAGTTTGTAATCTTCCTTCTACTCCAACTAAAGAACCTTTTCTAGTAAATTTAGTGAAGGTCTCTGCCGACTTTCCCCAAAGTGTACACCCGATAAAATCTGCTTCATATTCCCCGTTTTCGTTTTTAAATTTTCTTTGAACAGCTACGTTGAACTGTGTGTAAGTTTTTCCGTTTCGAGTAAATTTCAATTCAGGTTGATGGGTTAATCTTCCTACCAGTGCAACTGTATTAATCATTACTGCATCCTCCTAAGTACTTCTCGTGAGCTTTTAAATCTCCTTTTAAAATTCGACTCACTCGTTTAAATTCTTTGATTGCTTGAGACCTCATAGGTTTAATTCCGTCCTTACGTGCCCCATCTGTTTCTGGAATGTAATATCCAGTTCTTCCGTTTCGTTCTCCGATGATCACAATTCCGTATCGATTAACTAACGTATCAATTACTTTCTTAACTCTGCGTTCCGATAGCTTAGTAATATTTGAAATATCCACTCGATTAATTCGTCGAGTATCACTCACTGGAATCAGTCTTAATACCATTCGTTCTTCTGGACTCATTCTTTCCATTAGCAGCTCTCCTTCAATTCTTCTAATCTGTCTACATTGAATCCAGACCAGGCGTTGTCGAAGTGTTCATCTAACGCAACTACTGGGAGCTGTTGGAATCCTTTTAATTTAATTTCTTCTAGCTTTTCTGGATGTTCAGATACATCCACTGACTCAAATTCAATTTTATTTTGATTGAGCCACATCTTTGTCATCTCACATTGGATGCAATTTTGTTTAGAATAAACTGTTAACATCGAAGTCCTCCTTGTTGACCGATAATCCTAATACATTTTTCGTACTAAAGATTGCTCTTTTCTTTTGACCGTCTGACATACTTGTATAATTAAAAGTAATAACATAATAGAATTTGTTATCTTTCTTCAAGTCCGTTACGTTTTCAAATCTTAATGTTTGTCCATGTTTTAAAAATATAGTAAGGTGCATTGTTATTCCTCCGAATCTTAACCATCAATTAATTCTATCGATTTTTCAACCATGTCTCTTATGTTCCAAATTATAGATTTGTCTTTATATCCAACAATGATGCTCATGCCGTCTAGACTTCTATAAATATCAATTCTTTCACCGTTCAATTGATGAGTTTCTATTCCAATCTGTCTTTTCATAATTAATAGGTTTTTATCTAATATTTCTAGTTTAATCATTTAATCTTCCTCCAATACACCAAAATCATATCCGCTATCAATGAACTTGTACGTTAAATCTTTTCTAACTCCATTCCCTAGATTTTGATAGATTACCATTACCTGTTCAACTGTTAATCCAACATTTAAATATTCAGATAATCTTGCTGTCATTTCTTTATGAAATTTATCGTTTCGTTTTTCACTCTTATAAACTACCGCTTTACAACAGGGACGACTGAACCACATTAGTACTTTTGCTTTCACATCTCTAGGATTGTGGCAACCATCAAGCAAGAATGAATAGTTAATCTGCGGATGGAAAATTAATTCATTGTTACGATTGATGAATGATTGTGGGAAACAATGCATTAAATGTTGTAATTCTTCTTTTATTTCTGGATTCATTTAGTCACCCTCCCTATCTATGAATGTAGTAACCAGCGATTGCATCTAACATAAAGCATCCTTCATGTACAATTACTTTATTTTTATAGTCATAATCTGCATTTTTTCCTACATAAGTAAATTTCAGATATTTTCCATATTCAATACCATATTCCTTCAAACCGTAAAAAGTATATTTTTCTTGATCTTTAAAAACTATAATTAGTGTCATCACTCATCCTCCTTTTATAATCGGTACATTAAATTGATATTCCAATGAGTACTGGTCTAATAATGCATAACATTTATTGATAAAACCTAAATAATCAATCGGAGCTTTAAACTCTTGGATAAGTAATAAATTATATTCTAAATGATTTTGCAAATGACTTAACGCCGACCTATCCAAACTATCATTTACTGCATCGATATCAACTTCTTCTTTTTCAACTTCTTCAGTAATAGTCTCCCAGCGTTCTAAAATATCCCATTCATCTTCAACTACTACTTTTTTTACTTTACAATCATACAATTCACGTTTACAACATTGACTAGTTTTGTTTTTATCAATAATCAGAAATAATACATTAATTGATGTATCTTCGAATCCATTTTTAATCACATTTAATTCTTGTAATTGATTTCCTATTAATGTTCTAAACATGGTTTCTGTTTTACGATATCCAACACCAGGGAACAGAATGTAAAAACCGTATCTACTAGTATGTTTTAAAGATTTTAATACAAATATATCATCTACTACACCAGACTTTTTCCACGGAAATTCTTCTTGAATATTTGATTGTTCTTCATCACTTAACTCTTTGAATTTGATAGAAAAAGGTGGATTCATCACGACACAATCTGCTACCACTTCATCTTTGAAAGTGAAGAAACTCATGTTATGAATATTACGATTAGGAAACAACTCATGATTCATTTCAAACGTTTCACACGCACTTTCTTGCAATTCCACACCAGTTACAAAACTAGGTTCAACGAATTGCTCCAACTGCCCACTTCCAATTGCTCCATCGAAAACTGTAGGATGAGCACCAACATATTGATGAATTTTTCTAGCAGTATATTTTCGCAGCTCTTCACCAGTTATATACTCTGCAAATTGATTCGCTAATTTTCGATTGTTATGTTCATGCACGTTCTATTCCACCTCTACATACAACTCGATGATTTCATCCCCAAATAATTCGATTGCACGTTCGGCATCTTTTTTATTTTTGAAATAGCCGAAAATATTAAAACCATTAACTACTCTTGCGGAACGAATATCTATGTTATCGGGAAAAATATTAAAGCTGATAAAAAATTTATCTTCAAAACCATTCGCCCAATCAGGCTTCCAATCCTCGTTGCATTCGTCTCTGAAAGCTCTAAATCGTGTCAGTAGCTTTCTGCGTTTTGATTCTAGTTCGGCTGCTTCTTTAGTTGGGAAGATGTTGCCGGATTGAAATCTGGAATTATCTTCTGAACTATGAAACCAAAAAGAAGAATCAACATCTCCATAAGAGTAAATAACCCAAGTTTTATTTCCATCTTTATACGGACATTTCATTTCCCATGTATCTTCCTCTTCCTCAGAAATTTCAATATCAGGCAATATTTTCGCTAATATGTCTCCAAGTTCAGTAATTACATCTCTGAAATCATTTGCTAATTTTTTAAACTCTTCTAATGGCGTTTTACTTTTATTCTTTTCATCCATATTTTTTCCTCCTTCAAATCTAGGATCTGTTTGCTGCATTTGAATCAATCCTCTTTATTCAAACCTCAATTCTAACCTCATCGGCCATTCATCCACATCTGGATATTCCCTCAATTGTTTGCTTAATTTGATTGCATTATCTATCGCCTTCAACGATGTTTCGAATCCAAGCAAGAAAGCGAATCGTTCATCATAGCTCATCTCTTCGAGTTGTCCATAGTTGATATCTTCTTGGAACTGTTTCAACGCTCTGTCATACATCGACATGTCCTTGTATTTACAATGTGCCACAATCAAGTAGTGAACATCATCCATCAATTTTTCGAATTCTGTTTTCTCTTTCATTCTTAGTCCTCCTTATTTATTCGTGTAATATTCGCCACAATCTTGTCTCTTGTTTGAGAAGAGAGCGAATACGGATCTCGCAT